TGGGCACGTTTTCATAAGTGCCATTGTTATAACCAGCACCAGATGATGCGATAATAACAGTATCGATTTCACCACCAATTGCGTCAGACACCACAGCGGTGTCACTCAGCACAGGCATGTATTCGTTGGAGAAGAATTTCAGCACCTGACCCACAGGGATCGTATACATATACTTCCAACGATAACCGTCAGCAGTGGTAATAATAGAAGTTGAAGTACCCGTAGGCTCAACAGTAGAAGGCTTACCGTTAGGATCACTAGGGGATGTCCCGTTATAGATGCACTTATAGACCTGATACGATGAGTTAACAACGTAAAAGTCTGCATCATAAAGTTTGGTAGCACCAGAAGATGCGGTTTTAGTTGAGCTATAGTCATGACGATACATGTCATAAACATAACCCAAGCCACCAGTGGTTTGCTCAGGAGGAATCCAGTCGGTGCGTCTAATAACCTGAATAGTATCATTCGCCAGCACCCTCTTCATGGAGATCATATCGGAATAGTCATCCGCAAACTCCTGGAATGAATCCACGGGGTCTGGGGGAGCATTCTCATTGTCCCATGGTTGAGGACGACCAATGAAAACATACAGTCGATCTCTATCGTTGCCAGCATCAAGGTCAGACTGAGTAGGGTCGGGACCCTCCAAAGACTTTCTAAACCTTTCGGCAGTAAAGATTCTAAACTGGTCGGTAAGTAGCGCCATTTTAAGGAAATTGCCTTCTTTTTATTTATGGGACTTATTCGTCTTCGTTTCTGACAAACGTTGTGTATTCAACAGATTTAATTGTTGCCGTTGCTGAGCTAAGATTGCCCTGCAAGGTTTCATCAATCTCCCACTTATATGTAGGATCGTTTTCAACGATGTCTGAAATTGACAGAGTGTATTGTCCTGTCTTTGGACCTGTAGTAACAGCATTGATAGTTGCAGAAACGCCACTATTCAATCCTTGACAAGTCTCTCCTGGTTGGAAACTAATAAGTTGATTGATATATTCAATAACAATAGTTCCTGTGGATTGATGCTCATCACCATCCCCAAGTTGACCTGCTGTTTGTATTGTTGCCACTAACTGATTTGGGCTGCCATCATATACTTGATCACCAATTTGGAAGAGCGTGGTGTTTTGACCACCAATAGTTTCCTCAATACCATACTTAGATGATGCAATACCACCATCCAAATTAACAGCATTTTCAAACTCAGTATCCGTATTGATCAGGTCGGGAATGCCATCGCCATATTGGACAACATCATCCTCATCGGTATATGACTCATCATCATCTTCAAATCTACGGTTAAGAATCAAAGACAGTGGATTTGTAAATGCAACGATATCATCACCTTCAGATTCCACCAAAGTGTGTGGTTCTTGACCAGTTGCTGATGACGCAGCAGATCCAGCAACAAATGCTACAATCTTTGCTTTCTCACCTGATCTACCAGCATCAATAAATGCCAGCTCGTCAATCTCGAAAGTTACATAGAGTGCTCTTTCTTCTGGAATCCAGTCATAAACAACTGCAACTCGGTTGTTGGAGTTTTCTACAACACGTCTAACTTTGTCAGTAACCTGGAATGTATAGTTAGTAAGACCTGTATCGGGGTTATCCTGCAGTTGATCAAGGATGACTTTTTGGTCAAATCTAAAGTTAGTGCCTCTGTCTACTCCAGTAAATGATGTTGCAGTCTTACCTGTATATCTGACTACTTCTCTACCAATGAGAAGTTTTCCTGATCCTGGGAATGCATTCGTAGTCTCAACGTTAATTGTCGTTGCGTTGGGACTAAGATTGTTTAGGAGTCCTGTTAAATTATAAATGACAGAGTTTAGAGACTGTCTATTTCTAGCCTCTCTGATTAAATCTGTGTCTCTTGTAAAAATAACTTGAGGTTCATTAACATATCCACCACCACCAGACAGTAGATCAATATTTGTGATGACACCAAGATCAATAAATGCTTCTGCAGTAGCACCAGATCCACCACCACCAATAATCTGAATTAGTGGAGGTGTCTCAAAAAATTCACCTTGATTTGTTAACTGGACACTGGTAACACGACCGAATCTATTGACTGCCGCAACACCAGTAGCACCCTGACCACCGCCACCAGAAATAACGATATTGACATCTTCTTCTGTATAATTCTGACCTTGGTTTTCAATAGTCAGACCAGTGATCAAACCAGTGACTGGGACCAATTCAGATCCAGATCCACCACCGCCTTTAATCTCTGCAGTTGCATTGAAATAACCATCACCAGGGACGGTCATTTGAATAAAATCAATTGCCTGTAGCAAAACCATTAGAATCTTCGTCGGTGACCTCTAATCTCAGGGGATCATATCCTTCACCTGGATCTAGAATCTCTACAGCAGTAATTGATCCTTCTTCACCTTCAATAACTGCTCTAAGCACAGCTTCCCGAATAGGAGTGCCTGCATTAGTAATACGAAGTCTTGGTGGATCATTGGGGTCATACCCAGATCCTCCATTGACAACATAAACTTCCCTGACTCCAAATATACTATTGAAGACAGGGGTAATTGATGCACCAGATCCAGGGACTGTTCTTGCCATCTATTAGACCACTACGATGTTACCGACCATTCCAGAGTGAATTGTGCATTGATACACATATGTCGTGCCAGCACTCAATGCCATTGGCACTGTCCAATATTGCACACCATCCTGTGCTCCAGACACACCTGTAGTTACTGCAGATCCACCATTTGTCTGCCTCAGTGCAAATGGATGCGATCCCCCAGAGGTGTTGTTAAATCTATAAGTAAATCCTCTGTAAACATAAATTGTAGGATTATTGGTATTGGAATCAACTCCACCACCTTCAAAAGTATATGCTGTCGATCCAATAGCACTAATTCTAAAACCAACAGCAGCAGACTCAGCAACAACCCACTGTGAAGCGTCTTCATCATAGATGAGAGTATCATTATCAGTAGCAGTTGGTAAAGGTGAGTCTAGATTGACTGTCAATGTATTACTCGTAGCAGCGGTGCTAACACCAGTGCCACCTGTAATCGTTAGGGTGGATGTTGCCAAAGCAGCAGTAGTGCTACCAGTGTCACCAGCAACAGTCCTGTAAACCTCTTGGGTTACATTGGGGGAATCGTTTGTGATAGTGAGGTTATCGCCGTTAATAGCAGTGCTAATTCCAGTGCCACCAACGAAGTTAATAGTAGTAGCAGTGCTATTCGCAGATTTACTTCCACTATCAGATCCAATTGTTGAGAAAAGATTTTGATCTGGGTCTCCCAGAGTGCCAGTCATTTCAATAGTGACTGTATCTCCAGTGATTGAAGTAGAGATATTTGTGCCACCAGCAATTGTCAGAATATCTGTAGCAGCAGATGCTGTAGTCTGACCACTATCCGCTTGAATAGTTTCAAACAGATTTTGAGTGGTGCCACTACCTCCACTACCTTCATTAAGGTCGTTAGCAGGCTCCCACTTACTGGTTGTATTATTCCACTTCAGGACTTGACCATCAGCAGGACCACCGCCAACTGTGAGATCAACGTCATCCAGATCACCAACAGATGATCCAGTGTCTAGAAGTTGTGTCCATGCACCAGAGTGTGCAAAGTAACCATGTGCTTCATTATGGACATGTGCAAACATGCCATGGTGAGTAGAAGCATCGGGAAGATCTGTTAGAGCATCAAAGAAGTTGGAATACTTCAGTTTGCCATCAGCACCATCAATATAAGTCAGGGCATCACCAGTGCCGCCACCCCAAAATTTAATATCACCAGTGCCATTAGGTTGGATAGTGATATCGCCATTCGACTCTGAGATAATCTTAAATGTCTTTACATTTAGATCGGCACTTAGTGAATCAAGGTGTGCTTCCTCAAAAACAGATCCAGTCCATCGCAAGACCTGTCCTGCAGCAGGACTACCGATATTGACCTGAAGGTTAGTCTCGTTACCGAGTGTCGAGTAAATCTCATCAATAACACTATTGAGTTTGATAGCACCATCTCTGAGACTATCACCCAATCCGTCATTAGCAGATGAGCCGATATTTAGGTTTTGCTTTGCCATGGTAGGGATTTTCTACAATTTTATTTAGGTGCCATCAAAGGTCTGACTTGTAGAGTCAAACGTGCTAGAAGTGCTATCGAAGCGGTTGGCGGTATCTCCACCACCACCAGATCCAGCAACCGTCAATGTGACAGAGTTGGAATCAAGAGGTGAGTTTTCTGCATTATTTTGTGGGACTGGTCCTCTAATACGACAACGATATTTGTAACCAGTCATGTATGCCAGAGCTGTTACAGAATAGCTAGTGCCTGTTGCACCAGTAATCGCAGCAAACGCAAATCCACCATCAGTGGATCTATACCACTGATAGGAGATGGGTCCGTTTTCTGGGAGAATCTGAGCATTGACGGTAAACGTTGCAGTTTCTCCAACATTGGCAGTTGCATTTTGAGGTTGTAAAGTAAACTGCAATGTGGGAGGTACAGGAGGTGTGCCACCACCACCGCCACCCTGATCGGGAATGACAGTTTCATTAGTAAAGGTTGTATCCAGAGTTTGTCTGGGTGTAATTCCCATAATGTATGGGAATGTTGGGACATCTACATTAGATGCATCCGTAGAAAGGAAATATGCAAAAGTGCCATTTTGGAATTCTGGTGTTACGCAAAATCTACCATTATGGTAGTCAAGTGACCCTGTGCCCTCTACATACTCCCAGTCCTGCATCAGTGCCCCTGCAGGGGGGTTATCTGAGTTATCTCCATACTCAGGTCTCCCTGCTACCTCAGTGTCTTTAATTCCATAAGATGAGGTCATGTTAGTGACGCCACTCAAATTATCCCATGGGTCGTTGTAACCGTAAGGACCGTAAATTGGAAATCCATCAAAAGCGATGCCGATGATCTTAGAGTGACCATCTGGGTGTCTAATGTTATTGCCGTTATACTGGGTGCTACCGTAATAGTCGTTATATCCCGCCATGGAGGAATTTGCTTTCCAGCACTCCAAGAAGTGGGAATCGTGGTAGTGATATTGTCCTGATTGCTCAGGGTGACCACCACAATTATCAGGACCAAAGTTTACGATGTCTTCATCGTAGTGTGCATTCCAATTAAATCCTAGAGGAGGTTGTCCACCTGCACCAGCACTAGGATTGAAAATAGCAACGCCATTTGCAGCGATACCAATCATACCCAGAGGTGTCTCTAAACGAGCATTCCTCTGGTCATAGTATTCATAGGTGCCACTGGTGCTTACTTCCTGATCCCTCATGATGAGATCAAGACGACTGTCAGTCGCTAACCAACACTCATCTTCTACTGATGTAAAGGATGTGCCTTTATACAAGAATTTCCTTTTAATTCCATCACTAAACACAAAGAGGATGTGATCGCCAGGACGAATTTCGTTTTCCGATCCAAATAAACCATTATCTAATACACTCAAGTCAATAGATCTAATGAAACCATCTTGGGTCCATGCATCACTATCAAAAGTGCGACTTATACCAAAAGTCCCACCACGGTAAATAAAGTCATGATCGAAATCTTGCTCAGTTACCGTATTTGGGTTATTTGCATTTGGGAACGTGCCATACCCCACGGGGTTGGGCAGACCATCTGCCGCCACCGTGAGGGTGTTTGTGGCTTCGTTATAACTGGCGGTTGCAGTCATCTTTTTACTTTTATTTAGTTGTCGTCGAAGATCTGGACGGGACTGAAGTTACTGATTACAGTAGCGCCAGTCTGGACGCTCAGGATTGCAGACAGTGAGTAGACAGGTGTTGCACCCGATGCCGTGATAGCAACGCGATATTCATCACCATCATCAGACTGGACTGTATTGCCAGTGTTAAATGTTGCCTGGTTAGCACCGATGATGTTATTCCAGGTTTGAGTGCCATACTCCTTCTTCTGCCACTGATAGTTGAGTGTCTCATCATTGGAAACTGTTGCTACAACCGTGAAGGATGCAGTAGTGCCTTGGTTGACAGTTACGTTGACAGGATCCTGAGTGATTGCGATTGCACCAGGCGTGACAGTTGTGCCACCTGTGTATTCGCTACCTTCGCCCGCGAGGACATCGAAACCGCCGTTGACAGGTGTGCCTTGGGGTTCTGTGTAATCATCAGGGACCTCGGTCTCAACTGCAACTGCTGCTGCAGTATAATCAACACCCGCCTGCTTAACGTCAATTCTGGCGATACCCATTTGCGCTCTGACGCGAGCGTCAAATCCAGTGGAGGAGATAACGTCCACGTTGGGTTGCGAGGTATAACCATCACCAGGAGAGGTGAGAGAAGCACCTGTAATTTCACCCGAAGTGATATTTGCCAGCGCCTGTGCGTTACGACCCTTGACAGATCCAGTGTATTCAAAGGTGATCAGTGAGTTGGACGATTCGATTAGAGCAACCTCACGCTCAAACTCTTCACCTTCAATAAACAGTTTGTCGCCAGTCTCGATAGGAGGCACGACAGTTGCTGCAATCACGTCAGCGTCACTACCAATGTAGGAGAATCCAACAAAGGTGCTTCCTGCGCGAGGCACTTCAGCGAAGATGATTCTAGAACCAACGATCTCGTATGCAACACCAGGCTCTTGGATGATACCGTTGAGCGAAACAATGATGTTGTTTTCTGGACGAATCACGTTAGAGGAAACGCCCTCAGTCAGAGTCAGTGAGTAGAAGAGACCATCACGCTTCAGGTTGAAGGAGGATCTCAAGGAGTCAAACTCGAAGCTGATATCATCCAGTTGACGGAGTTTACCAACGTAGTAACCGATGAATTCGGATCCGATTTCAGGAGGCTCGGAGAAGTTGATCTTATCCGAGAATGCAACGTAGGAGTTGTTACCGCCAGGAGGTTGCAGCACACCGTTAACCCAGACGAGCAGGTGACCTGCGGGATCGGGGAAGTATGCTTCACCATTAGCGATTGTGAGATCAAACTGAGTTTGCTCACCATCAAATCCACGGAAGTAACGCTCAACACGACCCTCAAGAGTGCGTGCGTCAGAAACAGCACCACCCCATCCATAGTCGGACTTGATGGACATATTATCAACAAACTCACCAACAGCATTTTCAATCCAGATTGTTGCTGTAATGCCTTGCTGCTCGATAGCAGCCACGCGCCCGTAGGATGTATATCCAGTGTCGGTGTAAGAATTAACACCAGCGTAAATTGTTGGGAAGTTAGATCCGATGTCAATCTTACCGATGTTATTGGTAGAATTGGTCAATTCGCTAATGTCAGCACCTGTGCCAACAGGAATCAAATTACCAATAAACAAACGATGGATGCCATAGTTGGGATCTGAAGGATCTGCGTCCAGTCCATTGATGTATTGGGTTACAGTTGCACGGAATCCAGGATTCTTCTCTGTTGTGCCTTGCAGCAAGGATACTTCATCACCAACACGGAAAGTATCAGAAATACCCGTGTCGATAATTGCAGCACCCAACTCCAACTGATAAACATTGGTGCCATGGACATACTGGTTAAGTTGAATCTGTGTGCCAGAAATACCCTTGACTTCCAAGATGTAGTCTGTAACGTTGCCATAGATGACATCGCCAGTATCCCAGGAGTTTTGGATAGTCTCAACATCCATCGTGATACGACCACCAGTATTACCCGTGAGAGATCCAGACTTATTGATGTAGTTGGACATGTATGCTTCAGCAGTAGAGTCGCTGCCAAAGAACCACTCACCCGTAGCAAAGTCACCCA